GAAATACGGCGGCGCGTTCTTTTTCTCGGTTGATCGGTTCGTGTCTGATTTGAACACATCACGGGCGAGCTTTTTCCGATATCGGGACGAGTTGCAAAAGGCGGGGCTTATAGCAATACAAAGCACGACGGAGCAGAAGAACGGAGAGGTCCGCAGAAAAGTCAAATATTACATATTGCAAGACTAAACACGGAGTTATCCACCGAAAGTCTCAAATTTAAACTATATATTTATGTACTAAAAATGAGACTAAAACGAAAGTCTCAAATTTAGACCATATATATAAAGCCTAAAAATGAGACAACCGAAAGTCTCAAATTTAGCACATAAAAAAAGATATATATACAGTTATTTATTTATTTCTTTATAGGAGCGCGTGAGCAATGGACGAAGAAAAGATTATTTTAACGGCAACCGAAGCGGAATCGTTCTGCGATTATTATTGCCGGTTCCCGCGAATATATGACGAAGAACGGCACGTCGTTCCCCTGGCAGAAAGCAGCATTTGCAAAAATTGCCCGCTTACGACGGCGGCAGAAAGAGAGAACAAGAACACATGGACGGATTAATTATTGATTGTTTCGCGGGCGGCGGCGGCGCGTCCGTTGGCATAGAAATGGCGCTCGGACGGCAGGTTGATATCGCGATCAATCACGACCCGCAAGCAATTTTAATGCACAAGACAAACCACTACCAGACGTTACACTTGACCGAGGACATTTTCAAAGTTGACCTCAAAAAATACGTTAAGGACAAAAAGGTCGCGCTTATGTGGGCGAGCCCCGATTGCACAAGCCACAGCAAGGCAAAAGGCGGACAGCCGAGGAACCAGGGTTTAAGAATTTTACCGTGGGCGGTATATAAACACGCAAAGGCGATCTTGCCGGATGTAATCATCATGGAAAACGTCGAAGAAATCCAGCAATGGGGACCGCTTGACGAAAGCGGACACCCGATAAAGGAGCGGATGGGCGAAGAATACAAGAAATTTATAACCGCTATGAAATCGCTGGGCTACATTTTTGAAAGCAAAGAGCTGATAGCCGCCGATTATGGAGCGCCTACCACGCGGAAAAGATGGTACGCAATTTTCCGCCGCGACGGGCGTTCGATCAAATGGGCGGAGCCTACACACAGCAGAACGGGAGCAAACGGTCTGCAGAAGTGGCGCCCCGTTGCTGATATTTTAGATTTTAGCAATCTCGGTAAATCCATTTTTGGGCGCAAAAAGCCACTTGCGGACAATACCTTGCGGAGAATTGCGCGGGGGCTTGATAAATTCGTTTTTAACGGCGGAGACCAAGCTTATATAGTCCAGATAGGCTACGGAGAGAAAAAGGGGCAGGCGCCGCGCGTGAACGACATAAAAAAGCCGTTAGGCACGATTGTGGCAACATCAACAAAACACGCGCTGGTAACCCCGTATATAATTCAATATCACTCCGAAACCGCAAAAAGTGACGTTAGGGGACAGCGGGTAACGGATCCACTAATGACAATCGACACCAGCAACCGCTACGCGCTTGTTTCGGCTTTTATCTCAAAGTTTTACAAGACCGGCTGCGGGCAAAGCTGCCTCGAACCATTGCACACGATCACGACCAGCGCCGGACATTTCGGGCAGGTTAATGTCTTAATGACCGAGTGGGAAAAGTTAAAGGCGGCGGGAATTGACGAAGAAACCGCGAAGAAATGCACATGGGTCTCCGAGTTCATAATGGAATATTACGGCAGCGGGACCGCGCAGAGCGTCAAAGAGCCTTTACACACGATCGTAACAAAAGACCGCTTTGCATTGATAACCGTTTTAGGGAATGAGTACGTAATACTCGACATTTATTTGCGTATGCTGACGCCGGAAGAGTTGAAGCTGGCGCAAGGGTTCCCGAAAGACTACATCATCGACCACGACTATAAATGGCGCCCTTATCCCACGGCGGAGCAGGTAAAAAGGATCGGAAACAGCGTGGTCCCGATAATGGCGCAGGCGCTTGTGGCTGCAAATTGTCCATATTTACGCGTTGGCGCAAGGGAGCCTAATTTGACAATTGCGGAAGAAGATAACAGACAAATGTGTTTTGCATAAAGGGGGCTTAAAGAATGATTAAAAGACGACCGGGCGAAATAACGACACTTGAAACCAGGGCAGCAGCGAACGAAAAGGTCGACCGCAATTTGCGGTACAGACAGATTATCAGCATTTTGGGCGCATTCCCCAACGGACTCACGGCAAAGGAAATCGCCGTAATTATGTTAAGACGGGGCTACACGCCCACGGATGAAAGAAATTTCGCCGCACCGCGCCTTACGGAGTTAGGCAAGCGGGGAACCGTGGAACCCGTCGGGCGCAAAATCTGTAGCTATACGGGGCGCGCAGTTACCGTTTGGGGCTTGTGTGATCGAGAGGGGGCAGAGAATGAAAACACTTGAAGAGATAAAAGCGAGCGGGCGTGTCGCGATCGATGAAGAAACGGCGGACGGCTTTTCTGGCTTGATCGGGTTCCCGCATTGGCAAGGGACCATTGTTTGTTCATGGGGCGCCGGATGGGAACACGTAAGCGTCGCGCCGTTCCGGCGAAGCTATACGCCTACATGGGACGATATGGCAATGTTAAAAAATATCATTTGGAGCGAGGACGAAGCGGCAATCCAGGTACACCCGCCGAAATCCGAGTACGTGAACAATCTTTCAAATTGCCTGCATTTGTGGCGCTGCACTTATCGGGAAATGATACTCCCGCCCGCTTGCCTTGTGGGAATAAAGGACGGACAGACAAAAGGCGACCTTTTGGATGATATCGGCGCCGCCTATAAGCTGGCGGAAACATACAAGGACCCGCTTGAAGCGTTGGCGGAAATTTTGGACGACTACGAAGATACGGACTGCTTGAAAGTGAAGTATTTAAGGCAGCTTATAAACTACTACAAAGGGGGCAAAGAATGAAGATTTGGGACAATAAACGGCTCGGAAAAAATGAACGCTTGATAATCGCCGCGCGGCTTTTCTTGCTGGCAATCCTGGCGGGGATCCTTATTTGGGCGGCGGCTTGCCACAACGCAAAGGCGGCAAATACCCGCGATTTTAGCGTCGACGATATTTTGTTACTTGCTGCAGCGATGGAGCTTGAAAACGGTTGTAACAGCGATTTGTGTTTGCTTTATACGGGATCCGTTATTATCAACCGCGTAAACAGCCCACGGTTCCCGGACACCATTTACGGAGTGCTCCACCAAAAAGGACAATACGCCGCATGGACCTTGCGGCATTTGGATACCGTGAAAATCAGCGAAAGAACGCTGTCCCTTGCTTTGAAGCTGACAATGTGCGGGAGCCTTGACACCGAGATAATTTTTCAATCAATGCACCCGGAGTTGGGACACGTTAAATATCACATAGACACCGAGTATTTTGCAACGGAATAAACACACAGAAAGGGGTATTTTATGGACGTTAAGTGCATTATTGGCGACTATCTGGCGGAAAAGATGAACAAGGACGGCAGCGTAAGGCTTGAAAGCATTTCGGGACACGGCGATCAAGTGCGCATAACGTCGGATAACGGCGTTTCTTGCGTGGTAGATATTGACGATTTAATCAGCGCCGCGCAGAAATGCAAGCTTAACAGCATAGGGAGGTAAACATGGACTATATAAAAGAGCTTGACGCGATCAACAAGGCGGAGAGCAAGGCGGACAAGATAAAGGGAGCGGCGGAGCAATTACGCCTCACGCTGGCTACCCTGGCAGAGATCGACGACGGAGCGGCGGTTCGGGTCCGTTTGGATTGCGGACACGGAGCAGAGCTTTTTATTGATAACCTGCTGCCGCAGAAGCCGCTCCGGGAATACGTGAAAAAGACGCTTGAAGAGAAAGCCCGCAGACAGTTCGAGACATTGCAGCGCGTAAGTGATCCGGCGTTCGACAGACCCGCGAAAATGGAAACGCCGGAGAAGATAAAAACGGAGCTTGTGAAAGAAATCCCAGAACGTTATCCGAAGCCGACGCTGCTGCAGCCGTTAAAATGGACCATAACCGAGATGGGGCGCGAAGTGATAAACGAAAAGGCGCTCGCGGACGCATATTTCAAACACGGGCTGGGGGTCCATGAAATAAGCGAGAGAAGCGGAATCGAAGAGGGCGAAGTGTTCGCCAGATTAGAAAAGATCAAAGCCGCAAAGGAAAAAGCGGCAAAGGAGTGTGCCAGGCGTTAGCGGCGAACGATCAATCTACGGAATTTTTAAAAGGGCTTGCGCCCATTGTGGCGAAGTGGTAACGATGACAGACCCGGACGTATGGAGCTACAAACGCAAAAAGGGACAGAAGAAAATCTATTTTTGCAGCTGGCATTGCTTAAACAGTTACGACCGGGACGGGACACGCTGGCAAAAGCCGATAGCGTAAAGGGGCAAACAATGACAGACCAGGAAACGAAAAACCTTATAACGGAAACCGTCGAAGCGACCGTCGCGAAACTGAAAGCGGCGGGAATGCTACGACAGGGACGGACCGCCAGGGAAAAGACCGAGGAGCTTTTGCGGCAATATCCGCTTTTTAAGATCATCAAAGGGAAACGCCGGACGGCGGAGCTTGTGGAGAGAGTGGAGAACGCGCTCGCGAAGATCGGGGACGATCCTTATTGCGTTATAATCAAAAAGCACTTTTTCGAGCATGAAGCGCTCGAGAATATCGCCTTCGATCTGGAAATCAGCACCAAAACGGCGCGAAAACACAAACAGCGGCTTGTGGGTATTCTTTCCAGCTTGCTTTTCTCGGACGAAGCGATACAAGAGATATTTTTTAAATGACAGGGCAACGCGCCCTGTTATTTTTTACGCCTTGACACGCTTGCGCATTTGGGGCTGTTTTGGGCGCTGGCATATTCGGACGATAAAATACACGCCCAAAAGCAAAAACCGATTTAAAGGGCAAATAAACGCGTTTAAATGGGTATATCAATTTTACAGACATAAAAAAGCCAAAAACGGCAGCAGGCGAAAGCGGATCCACACGAAAATCCGCAAACACGCATAAACAGAGCGTTTTCCGTGAATGCGCGATTTTTCAAAAGTTCCCTTTTCGTTCCTTTTTGGGGTCCTTTTCGGTTCCTTGTGGGGGTTTTTACTTTTTGCTACGCTTATTCTGAAAGAATAAGAGAGAAAAGAGGGCGCAAAAATGACAATCGAGGTCGCGTTGTTAATTTCGATTATATCCGTCGGAGCGGCGATTATTTTTGGCTTTGCCGCTTTTAGGCGTGGACAGAAAGCCGACGATCGGAGCGAACAGGACAGCATGACCCGCGTTATTGTCAAACTTGAAAGCATAAGCGCCGACACGAACGAAATCAAAAACGATATTAAAAGCGTAAAGGCTGACGTTCGCCACAACAGCGAGCAGATTATTCGCGTCGACGAGAGCTTAAAAAGCGCCTGGAAACAGATAAACGAAATCAACGCACATATTAAGAGGGGGTAAACGCTATGGGTACAAACTGGAAGAAATGGGCGAAAGCCGCACTTATCCGCGCAATCCGCACGTTCGCAGAGAGCGCAATCGCTTATATCGGAACCGGCGCTCTTGTTTTGGGCGACGTTAATTGGCTCGGCGTACTTTCCGCCGGAGCTTTTGGCTTTATCGTGGCAATCCTTATCGCCTTAACAGGTCTGCCCGAGGTTGACGGCTAAACGATCAACAGAAAGCGGGGAAATATGGCAAAGCTTAAAACAGCAGCGGACAAAATAGCCGATTTTTGCAAATACCTAAACAAGATCGTTAAATACCACGGCTTGTATTTGTGGGGCGGACAGGGCGAATTTGTCGAGGATGACGGGCGCGTGGACGTAAAGATGGTCGCCGTTATGGAACAGACCGCAGAAACCGCAAAAAGGGTCCTTGACCGTTTGGTAGAGTGCTATCTGGCGGGCTATGACATGAGCAAGGCGCGCTTTTTCGATTGTTCTGGGTTAGGCGTTTTCTATTTTATGAAAAAAGGCTATCTGTCAAGCGATACAACCGCCGACGGGCTTTACAGACTTTGCAAGACGCACCCGACGTTCGCGGAACTTGTTCCCGGCGATATGGTTTTTAAATCGAAGAGCAGCAAAGGCACGTGGGGACACGTAGCCTATTGTTCGGGATATGATGAAAACGGCGAAATTTTAGTAACCGAAGCAAGGGGACGCGCCTACGGCGTGGTAACAAGACCGCTTTCCGTTGGAGAGTGGACAGGAACGGGACGCCCGGACTTTTGGAGCAACGCAGCATGAAGAAAGAAGCGGTATTGCAGGTTGAATATTTACCCGTGGACGCGCTGACGCCTTACGAGAACAACGCCAGAGCACACGCGGACGCCGATATAAGCGCAATTTGCGAAAGCATTGCGCAGTTTGGCTTTTCGGATCCTATTGGCATTTGGAGCGAAAACAATTTGATAGTTGAGGGACACGGACGCCTTGAAGCTGCAAAGCGGCTCGGATTTGACGCCGTTCCCGTTATCCGTTTGGACCATTTGACCGACGAACAGCGCCGCGCATACGCATTAGCACACAACAAAACGGCGGAGCTTTCAAGATGGGACTTTGAAAAGTTAGAGCTTGAAATAAACGCGCTGCCGGAGATCAATTTCACGGCGTTAGGCTTTGAAACACTAGGGGGGGCGCAATCCCGTAACGAGTGGTTCGACCGCGAAGAAAAGGACGGAAACGCCCACGAAGAGGGCAACGACGAATACAACGCTTTTGTAGATAAATTTGAGCAGCCGAAAACGACCGACGATTGTTACACGCCGGAGAACGTTTACCAGGTCGTGGCGGATTTTGTGGCTAACGAATACGGCAAGAATAAAGCCGATTTTGTTAGACCGTTTTATCCGGGCGGCGACTATCAGCGCGAGAAATACAAAAAGGGCTGCACAGTTGTGGACAAT